AACAGGATCATTATTATTAGACGGTACTAATGATTATATTTCAATTGCTAATGATCCAGACTTTGGATTTGGTACTGGTGCATTTACAATCGAAGGTTGGTTTTATGCAAATGATGTAACAGGAACAAGAGCCCTTGTTGATATGAGAGCAGGTACTGCAACTGATACTGGTTTATATCTTTATGCAGATGCTGGTGTTGTTAAAGTTTATCATAATGGTGCAGAGTTATTAAGTGGCGGATTACTATCAACAACAACATGGACTCATGTTGCTGTAACAAGAACAGGAACAACGATTGGTTTGTACGTAAACGGAACAAGAGTTGATTCAAATAATTCGTTTAATAATGATTTAGGTTCGACTAAACCTTTAATAATTGGATCGGCATTTGACGAATCTTCTTTTTGGGACGGTCATGTTGATGACTTTAGAATTTCCACTGCGGCAAGATACACATTAGGAACTTATACACCACCATTAAATGAAGTTTCAAACGATAATGATACTCAATTACTTTTAAGATTCAATGGCACTGATAGTTCTAATGTATTTGAAGACGAAACTATTTTATTGCAAGACATTGGGTTTAGTGGAGGAGCATATGCAACAGGTATAGAACTTGCAGACTTTTCAGACTTTGGTTGTGAAATTAGATCAATAGGCAGTGCTTGTGTATATGGTAATTATGGAATATACGGTGACGGTAACGGTGTTGTTATGTACCTTATCTCACAAAATCTTGCATACATTGGTAATGGTAAAGAAGTAGATAATGATCCTACAACAGTAATACAAAGTCAAGAAGTAACAAAATTAAACAACGCAAATATCTACTTTAGTTCAGTTGACCATAAAGGTGATTTTAGAGTAGGTGATATTTTCCATGTTAACCAAGCAGACGGAACTGTAAATTTCACAAATGCAAACTTTAATATTGACACTTTACAAAGTGTAAGATTTAGTACAGGCTCAAGCACTACAATTATTGATGGAGACAAAATTCAAACCGGTGATATTAGATTAAGTGGAAACACTATCGAAAGTCTAAGCGGTGATTTAAATCTTGATGCACAAAGTGGTATAGTTAATTTTTCAGATGATGTTAATATTGCAGGTAACCTTGATGTTACAGGCGATGTTACAATTGGAGGTAATATTACAATAGGTGATGAAGCCACTGATAGCATTGAAATTGTTGCAGGTATTTCAAGTAATTTAGTACCAAGTCAAGACGGAACATTTAGTTTAGGATTAGTAACAAATCAATGGCGTAAATTGTATGCAGGTGAAGCACAAATTGACGATATTAATATTAATACAAATGTTATTCAAACAACAAATACAAATCAAGATTTAGAATTACGTGCAAGTGGTACAGGATTTGTTAAAGTTGACGACTTAGGATTTAAAACAAATATTATTTCATCTACAGGTGATATGATACTTGATCCAGGTAGTGAAAATGTAGATATAAGTTCAACAGGTAGTTTAACACTTCCTAAAGGAACAACAGCAGAACGTCCTGGTACACCAGCAACTGGTATGGTACGTTATAATACAGATACAGATGTGTTTGAAGGATATGACGGGCAATGGATTACACTAAATGGTGTGCGTGATGTTGACCAAGACACATACATTACAGCAGAAGCAACTCCGGGTGCAGATGATGATACATTATATTTTTATGCAGGTGGACAACTAATTGCTGATGCTAATCAAACACGCTTCAATGTTGCAAAATTAGCAGTAGACGACATTGAAATTGAAGGAAATACTGTTAGAGCAGTAACAACAAATAGTGATTTGAACCTTAGAGCCAACGGAACAGGCCGAGTTATTGTTGAAAATTTTGGTTTCAACGCAAATTCGATAACTAATACTGTACCCGGTGCTGTTACATCACTTGCTCAAACAGGACAAGGTTACTTCAAAATTGAAGGAACAGGCGGATTTGTTATTCCGGTTGGAAATCTACAAAATAGACATCCAACTCCAGAAATAGGAATGATGCGTTTTAACACAGACGATGATCGTGTTGAAATTTATGATCCTTCAGGTGTTTGGGTATCTGTAGCAGGTAGTTCAGGTGCAGTTTCGGCGCAAGACGCTGAAGAAATAGCAATACAAATGGCGATTTCGTTAGGATAAGATATGGCAACGTTTTTTAAAAATAAAGTAATTAAAGAGGTAGGAACAATACAAGTACCAATTTACGAAGTACCACCTTCAGCAAGAACAACAGTTATTGGTTTAAGTTTAGCAAATCTTACAGAATCAGTAGTTAGTGCAAATGTTCTTATTGCTGACGATACGTCAGTAACAGGTTACTACTTAAAGAATGTGTTGATTCCACCGAATTCAACATTGAAAGCATTAAACGGAGGCGAAAAAATTATTTTAGCCTCAACAAACATTTTATATGTCCAATCAGATATTGATGCAAGTTTGGACGTAGTTATAAGTTTTGTGGAGATAGTATAATATGTCAGTTTTTTATGCAGGTCAAACTATTACGCAAACCATTGAAGATAATCTTGGAGAAAGATATTTTTATGGTTTACGTAGAACTGATGAAGGTGAACTATTTTTAGGTAAACTTGATCAGTTAAGTTTGAATGATACTATTGCAATCAACAATGAAGGAGATCCAGTAGATAACTTTACAGAGTTTGATGAAGGATCAGAATTTTTTGAAGGCAGAGATTCTGCACACAACTTAACATATAAAAATTTAAATTATGAACAGTTTCGTTGGGATGATGCAAATTTATTTTATTATGTAAATGAAGAAGGCGAACTTGTTGTAAGAATTAACCAAGGTCCAAATGATGGTGCTGTGCAATATGCAGGTGATTCAATTACTATTACAGACAGTGATAGAGAATGGGATAACACCAATCTTACATTGGACAATAACAATATTACATTCGACCAAACATAGGAGAGTAGGAGTAGGATATGACAAAACAAGTAGTAAATGTAGGAATTTTGCCCAACGATGGTCAAGGTGACAATCTAAGGGCAGGTGCTACAAAAATTAATAACAATTTCAACGAGTTGTATACAGCATTAGGAGATGGCGACCAGTTAACGGTAGTTGTTAATAATGTTATAAACTCTTTTCCACCAACATCAGAAGGTAGTAACAAAATTACATTCCTATATCCTACATTTGGTTCTCTACCTAATCCTACAACTTATGACGGGATGTTGGCAAAAGTAACTGCTGATGCGGCAGTTTATTATGCACATAATAACTCTTGGAATAAAATGTTAGATACTACAAGTGCTTTAGGTGACTTAGGAAATGTATCAGCAAATAGTCCAAATGATGGACAGGCTCTTGTTTATTCAACATCAACGTCTACTTGGGGACCAGGCACAGTAGCAGGAGGCGGCGGTGGAGCCTCAGCGTTTGTTGACCTAACTGACACTCCAATAAACTTTACAAGTGCAAATGGAAAAATTGTTAGAGTAAATGCAGGCGGAACAGCATTAGAATATAGTAGTGTAGTAAACGCAAGTGAATTATCAAATGTTGCTATCAGTGCATTAAGCAATGTTTCTGCAACTGCTCCAAGCACAGGTGATGTGCTTAAATGGGACGGCTCTCAATGGGCACCAGGTGCTGACATTGCATCAGGTGGTTCAGGACTTGATGCTGATACACTCGACGGTTTTGACAGTGCATACTTTTTAAATTACAATAACTTTTCAAACACACCAACACTGTTTGGAGAAACATTTTTAGATTTAACAGATACTCCAAGTGCATTTACTGGCGCGGCAAATAGATTTGTTAAAGTAAATGCAACAGGGGACGGATTAGAATTTGTTGTAGATCAATCAACTGACCAAAACTTGTTCGAAACAGTTGCAGGTGATACAGGGTCAACAACAGCAAGTACATTAACAGATACATTAACAATCGCAGGCGGTACTGATATTGTAACTGAAATGGACGCAGGTACATTAACAATTAATTTTAATGGCACAACAGGTGCAACTGAAATAAATCAATTAACCGATGTAACCACTGCTAACGCAATTAGAGGCGCGGCAATGGCATACAATGGTACAAGTTGGGCACCTCAAAACGGAGCAAGTATTACTTGGACACTTGGTGCAAATGGAACTTCTGACTACACATTTACAGGTCCAGGATTTCCAACAACAACAAGTGATCCTGTGCTTTACTTAATGAGAGGAATGACTTATTATTTCTTTAACAACAGTGGCGGATCACACCCATTTGAAATTAGAGTATCAAATGGTGGAGCGGCATATAGTACTGGTGTTGTAAACAATAATGCATCAACAGGATATATTATTTTTACTGTGCCAATGGCGGCGCCAGCAACATTATACTATCAATGTTCAGCACACAGTAATATGGGGAATACAATTAACATTGTAAGTTAAGGATTAGAAAATGGCAAGTTTTTACGAAGGTACAGAAATTGGAACACTGCTTAAAACTGTAAAAGGTAGTAGATACTTTTACGGATTACGTAGAACACAAGACGGTGATTTATACCTGGTAAAATCAGACCAGATGAAAAGTACTGACGGAGTGCAAGTTAATAGACCTGGAGATCCAACAAAAAATTATCCAGACTTTCAAAGAGGCATTGAGTTTTTTGAGGGTAGAGATGAAGAACACGAAATTTCATTTGATAATTTGCGTTATGAGCAGTTTAGATGGGATGATAGAAACTTAATTTACTATGTAGACGAGGAAGGAAACTTAATAGTAAGAATAAATCAAGATTATGATTTTCCAGATGGGGTATCTCCATAATGGTTAAATATAGTAATAGAAACGGAAAAATAAATGGCTGAATTTAAAATTGACAGAATCCGATTTAGATGGACAGGTCCTTGGCAAACATCTAAACAATACATTAAAGATGATATTGTTTCATATGGTGGTAAAACATTTGTTTGTTTAAATGGGCATACATCGGATCCGGATTTTTACATTGACTACTTAAATCAAGATTTACCAAAATGGACACAGATGACAGATGGTTATCAGTGGGTAGATCAATGGACTCCAGGACAATATTATAAAGTAAATGATATTGTACGTTATGGAGGTCAAGTTTATTCTGCTATTGTTGGTCATCAGTCTGACGCATACACAGTACCAGAAGGGTCAACAACAATCACTGTAACTATTGATAGAGATAGTGGCTCTATCACAGACACTGGTCGTGCTAATACATCAACAGGAGCAATATTCCTAAACGGTGTTGAAAGAAATATTATAACACTTCGTAAAGGTCATACTTACATTTTTGATCAGTCTGATTCAACAAACGTTAACTTCGGTGGCCAAGAACATCCATTAAGATTTAGTGTGTATGAAGACGGTGTTAATCCAGATACACCACTTATTGATTATTGGGATATTGGTTCTAATATTGTTTATTTCATTGACGGCATTGAAACACAAGAATCAGTTTATCTAAGTTCATTTGCATCAGCAAGTGATAGACAAATTAGAGTAACAATTCCTCAAAATGCTCCAGATAAAATTTATTACTTTGACGGCACAGTTGATAGTAAAGACAAAGGTAGTTATTTAAATATTGAAACTCCAGGACAAATCGGAGATACAGATTTTGGTAACTGGAAATTAATTGCTACAGACAACAACTGGCGTTATGAATGGTTGCCACAAGTTATCT